TCTGCTGGAACCACTCGGCTATATACCGCCGGCCGAAGCTGAGGCAAACTATTACAAGCAACTGAGCAGTCAAGCCATCCCGGCCTGACTCACATAAACCGGCCTCCACGAAAGCCGGGGCGGTTCATTCCGCCGGTTAGGAGTATCACGACTTCGTTACTGACCTGTTTGTAGTAGATTCTCCAGCCCGGTCCGTAGTCAATCTTCAACTCCATCACCCCTTCACCTACTGATTTTGCTTTTCCGGGGTTTCCAGCGGCCAGCTTCTTGATACTGAATTGAAGCTTGGCTTTTGTTACTGCATCCTTGATTTCACCGAAGAACTTCCTGAATCTTGGATGCTGCTTGATTTCCATTTACCTCCTTTCTCTTCAATCTGGTTTTGCTTAACCAGTGAAGCTATTGTAATCGAGTGATTACACGCCGTCAAGCTATTTTTGATCGAGTGATTACATTTATTGTTAGAACGTCTTGCTTGCTATACAATTAACTTAACTAAGTGATGGGGGCGGTATGAAGGTATTCATGAGCTGGTCTGGAGCGCGCAGCAAAGCGGCGGCCGAGCTACTTCACGATTGGATTAAGTGCGTCATCCAGGCATCGCGCCCTTGGATTTCCACGCGCGGAATCGGGCGAGGCGCGGTGTGGTTTTCGGAAATTAATAATGAGCTGAAAGACACCACTGTCGGCATCATTTGCCTGACCCATCAGAACAAAAATGCCCCATGGATTCTCTTCGAGGCTGGAGCATTAGCCAAAGGCCTAACTACGACAAAGGTCTGCACCTTCTTGGTAGATCTCTCTCCAACTGACATCCAAGACCCTCTCGCTCAATTTAACCATACGATGCCAACGAAGGATGGCATGATGAGTCTGGCAGCAACGCTTAACTCGGCCTTAGAAACCCCCTTAGACACAGTGACATTGACGGCTGTCTTTGAAGCTTTTTGGCCGAAATTTGAGGAGAACTTCAGCAAGTTGCTTGAACAGCACCCACAAGAGGTGGTCGTTGAAGCTCGAAGTGAAAGCAGTATGCTCGAAGAAATTCTCGAAAGTACACGAGGCCTTGCTCAAAGGATGAGATCAATTGAAGACCAGCAAAGAAACTCGCTCACGCTTGGAAATCAGAGTGCATGGGACGCGGCTGCAAGCAGTGGCATCCGGAATGAGCCATCCGAATTGAAGAATCTCCCGTCGGATGACGCGCGAGCAAAGATCAATGCCGCGCTCGAAGCCGCTCGTCGCGCTAGCAGGATGAACGCAAAATCGACTCCTAGTTCGTAACAATAGCTAGAATTCCTCAACACCCCAGCCGCCGCCCTCCTTCTTAGGTTTGGCCCTGATGGCCAAAAACCTCATCGGGTAGAGGTCGGCGGCGATCTTAATCTTCGCCCTGGCATCGTCAGCCCAGAAACCTTTCACTTCGTGCATCTCCAGCGCCCCGCTTTCGAGCATCACTGCGAAGTCCGGCGTATAGAACGTGTTGTCCGCAAGCCGAAACTTCATCCCTTCGAACTTGAACCAGGCGACCTCGCCGGCGTGCTGGCGCTGGGCGAGTGTCGCGGCGTAGGCCTCCTCTGTCTTGTTCATGGCGCCGACCTTCAGCCGGCCCAGGGCTTGCAAGCCTCGCTTCATCCGCGCGCCTCGATACGTGCTGCTGCTATGCTGGCCAGTCGGTGGAGCCTGGCGTTAAACCAGCGCCTCACGCAATACGATCGCACCACGCTGATGACGGTGTAGATGCAACCTAGGGCGAAGTTGGCGCCTGGAGAGATATGGAAGCCGAACATCGGGAAGATCAGCATATTGGCCGTGTAGTTGATTGCAAAACCAATGATCACGTTAATGATCGCTTCGATTCGGGAGCCGAGGCGGGTCTGGGTCATTGGTTGAGTCCGGTATAGGTGATGGTGTAGTGGGTAGGGTTGCGGTCGGCGTAGCGGTCGATGATGGCGCCGGCGGCAGCATTGAGCGCGGAGTAGAACTCGCGCGAGCGTGGCGGACGATCGTCCGTGAACTTCCCTTGGATCATCGCGTCGCGCAGGACCACGAGTGATGTAATAGCCTTCGTGATGTGCGACATGCCGGAGTCTGGGTCTAGGTCCTGTCCTTCCCACCAGTCCATGAGGTGACGCATCGTGCCATCGTAGTAGACCGAGCCGCGCACGCCTACCGCCCGGTAGTTGTGGCGACCGTATTTAGATGCTCCTTCCAACATCGCCACACCAATCTCGGCGAGCACCGTTGCCGGCACAGTCGACATCGGTGCTTTGCGCACGCCAACCATATCCTTCGGATTCGTTGGCTTGGCATCCTCCAGCTGGTGAAACGTGAGCATTTCGTGCGTATCTTGCATTTTCATCCTTTCGTTTCGGTTTGGACTTCAGGTTGTTGCTTCGCTTGGCGCTTTTCGACCCAAGCCACGCGCTCTGCCCTGTTCGCCGGTCGTGCGTAACGCTTGCATGCCTTCGTGCCCCAGTTCACAAACGGATTGATCAGGGGCGCCATGGTGCTGTCATATCCCACGCATCGGCCCAGCCCTACCCGGGCGTGCTCCGGGTACTCCTTCATCTTGAAGTGCTGGCACAGGGCGCAGACTTCTTCACCTTCTGCGATCATGCGGCCTGCCTTTCGTTCGATGCCGCTATGCCGGCCCGCGCGTTGCCGGCCTTCTCACTCATGGTCCTCATGGCCTCGCGAAGCTCGTCGCGGCGCGCCTGGCGCTGTTCGTCGGTCAACTGAACGCCTTCCGGAACGGTCGGGGGCATGTACGGCCGCTCGATCTTCTCGGGTGGAAGCGACAGGGTGTAGCCCCTGACTTGGTCAGTTGGCATGTCTACCTCGCCCAGCGCGACCCGGATTCGCAGCGCAAATGCCTTCTGTCCTTCGCCAGGGCGCGGCTCGAGAGGCGGGTCCAGCATCAGGCCAGCAGCCTTGATGCTCTCCGGGGTTTCCCACCATCCGCCAGGCAGCTTTGGCGGCGGGGCTGCATAGGGACGGACCTCATCGAGCCAGCGGCCAGCACGCAACCAGGTAGCCGGGTGCGGAATGAACTGCCCGTCATCCTTGCGCCAATCAGCGCCTTCCTTCTGCTTCTCGATGGCGTGCAGGATCATCGCCAACAGCATGGCGTCAGGCTTGATCTTCGTCCAAGCTTTCAACGCATCCTGCTTGCCGACGCGCCGCGGGTAGGCAGCCCAAAACTGGTCGAATGGCTTTGCCTTCTCGGGCTCCGCCTCACCGGCGTCATCGCAGTCGGCGCCAGCTGACGAAGAGGGTTTAGGTTTTCCTTTTTCCTGCTCCTGTTCCTGCTCTTGGCTTGCAAGGGGCTTCGAAGGGGCTTCGAAGAGACTTCCTTGAGCCCTGTTGGAAAACATGCAGAACGCCTTTGCGTACATCGCGAAAAAGCCGCCGAGATAAGGGTTTTCCGGGAGCGAGTCGTACTCGTTCTGCACGCCCTTGATGCGCAAATCCTTGTCCTTCAGTTGGTCGGCAATCTGGAATCGCGCCATCTCCATCACCCAGACCATTTCGCTATCGTCGTCGTAGCGGCAAAACCCTGCTTCGATGCACCCTTGAAGGCCCTTCGAAGCCGCTTCGAAGCCCAAGCCTATCTCATGAGCGATGAAGGCTTTCGGCACATAGTAGAGGCCGAGCATGTTGGCGTGCGGGCTGGTCAGCAGGTACAGGGCGACAAGTTGAGCCTCCAAACCTTGCTTGCGCAGCGCCTTGCCGGTCTGGCCGATCCAGAATTTAGGCGATACCTTGCCGTAGTCACGCATGGGCGCCCTCCCCGCGCTGCTTCAGCTTCCACTTCGCCCACTCGCCAGCGACCCAGGTCACTCCTTTCGATGTGAAGCGCGCAGCGTTGTAGGCGTGACTGTTCTGCGCGGTACCGGCCTTGACGCAGAAGCGCCCTGCGTCGATGTGCTGGCCGTAGGGTGTGAGCGCGCCCGCAAGCCGGTACATGATCTTCTCGTCGAGCAGGAATTCCCGGAACTGGCTCTCGTTGGCGTGCAGGAGCTTCGCGACCTCGCGGAAACCCTTGGTGCCGGTTGCGTCGGCGTAGCGCAGGACGAACTCTACGGCCGGCTTCGCAGCTTCCAGCTGGGCAGCCTGCTCCTCGATCACCTCCTGCTGCTCCGCCGCGAGGCGCAGCGCTGCGGAAAAGCTTTTCGGGATCGCGAAGCCGGCCGGCGCCGGGGCAACCGAATAGGAACCGGTCTGGCGTAACGCGGGCAACACCTCGCGCGTTACCCACTTCTTGAAAGCCTTCGCCGACGGCTTCCGGCTACCGAGCACCAGGCTGTACAGGCCCGGCTCATTGACGGCAACCATCTGCTGGGCGCCGCTGGGGGTCTGTATTGAACGCAAGCCCTTCTCATCCTCGTCCAGACGGCGAGTCTGGTCGGCGCCGATGCCTAGCACCGCGCAGACGTCAGCTGCCACAAACCAGGGCGCGCCCTCATCATCGGTGACAATACGGATTTGCACGCCGTCGAAGTGGAACGGCATCAGACCGGCACTAGTCGTAGTATTTTGCAAATTCAGAATGCTACCCATTTCGAATTCTCCTAAAAACGCCGCTTCAAGCGGCATCCTTTTACAGTCCAAGTGCAGCCGCCCAACCGCTTTTTGTCGCCTTTGCCTTCTTTTCCCAATGGCGGCTGCGGTGCCGGGCCTTGCGCTGGTCGTGCTTCTCAGTTCCCTTAATGCGCTTTTCGAACCGGTCGGCGATCTCTTTCTTCGTCAGCCGCGGCAGCGTGTCCGGAACGTCTTCACCTGGGCCGGCGTACCAGACCGGCATCGACGGCCCGCGCACCGGGTGTGGCAACCATTTACCAATGTGCAGCTGGCGTTTTTCAGGCTCCTTTGGGTGCATGGCTGCAATCACCCTGCATACGGTGGCGCGATGAAGCCCGGTCCTTTGCTCGATCTGCAGCTGGATCGCGGGAAGCGCCGCCACGATTTCCGCAATGGTCTGCGCGCGCTTCGGATTGACATATGCCTCGCATTCCGTCATGCCGCCTCCCCGAAAATCAACAGACCCTGCGAATCTGCGACTGTCTCCAGGGGGCCCGACATTCGGCGCTCCGATGTGCCGAAATGCTCAACATCGCTTTCCATGCCGATGTACCCGCGCCCAGCTATGCGCGCAGCCATGCCGATGCTTGCCGAGCCCATGAACGGATCCAGCACCACGCCACCCGGGGGCACTGAGTAGCGCACCAGTGGCAGGACTAGTTCGACAGGCTTCTGGGTCGGGTGTAGTGCGCGACCGTGTTCATTCGGCTGGTAGATCACGCTGCGCATCATGCGCGGGCCTCCGTCCTCGCTTACGTAGTGCCCGACGTCGATGTGTCCGGTATGGGTCGGACGAGTTTTGCGGCGCACAGTCTTGGCTGTAGCGTCGTTCGTATACTGCGTGTCGTGGTAAACATCGGCCCAGGCGCCGCGGTAGAACATAACGGCATGCTCGTGCACGCGGCGGAAGCGGTCGCTATGAAAGCCAGTCCCGTTCTGCTTTTCCCAAACGACGTCCTGGCTGTACTTGAAGCCCAGCGCCTCCAAATGATCGAACAACTGGGCAAGGAAGCGAAAGCTTCCGAAAACCCAGATCGATGCCACCGGCTTCAGCACGCGCACCACTTCTTCCAGCCAGCCTTCAACTTGGCTATCCCAGTCCAGGCTGGTGTCACCATACGGCGGATCGGTAATGCAGACGTCAACGCTGCCCGACGGCAGGACCCGGAGAATCTCCCGGCAATCGCCCAAGTGGAGACTAATTTCGTCGTTCATGCCGCCTCCTTTTCATTTCCGCGAACCTCAACGATTTCTTTCCCCAGCATGGCGAGGCACTCGGCCAGCAGCTCGCGCTGGGTGCCGTACCTCGCCTCGAAGCGCGCCTTGTCCGGATGAACCGCGATCAGCGACGGATTTGGCCCTGTGCCGGCTTGGTGGTGGCCGGCGCAGATCGGAAGCACGAGGAAGTGCGCGCACGCTTTGGTGCGGCCGTCGATGTGATGCAAGCTAATCTCATGGTTCGTCCAGCCATCTTTCAGGCAGGCGATGCACGGCAGCTGTCCCATGCGATCCATGAAGCGCGCTTCCTCCGCGGTCGGTGGGCGGCCTTTCATCCCGCGCGATTTCATCGGCTTCGCCACCTTCGGCCGCCGCGATTCCCGGTTACGCGGGAATGCTACTTTCGCCTGGACCGCAGCTACGCGCAGTAGGCCAGCGCCGGCGGGCGGGGCCTTGCTGCCGGCGCGCGCGAGTCCGGTCTTGCGAAGCAGGGGCTTGCCCTGCTTGAGGGGCGAGCGGCGCATCATGTTAAGATTCCTAAATGACAAGAATCGTTAGATGGCTTAATCTTCCCCAGGTTATTGCTGCGTTTTTGGCTTTCGGCCTGATAACAGACCTTATCCTCGTCGGCCGGGAGTGCGGTCTGAGCAAATCTGATTGGGCAGCTTGGGTCCAAGCTGTTGGCTCGATCATTGCAATTGCCATCGCCATTTGGGTGCCTTACAAGCAAAAGCAGGATGCGGCGGCTGCCGATGTGAAAGACCGCCACGAAGAAGCGCGGCGAGTCTGTCTTGCAATTCGTGACGAACTGACGATGCTTCAACGGCTTTTCACCGATGGTCCGAACGTATCCGCTCTGCTCGCCATTCCGCCTGGCGAAATATTCAACCGCGTCCTGCCGTCGGTCGATCCTATTGAGCGCTTCCCGATCTACGGCGCCGTGATCGGGCGCTTGACAATGATCGACGACGATCAGCTCAGGCAAGACATCATTAGCGCTTACGAGTGGGCGACTGGACTCATCCACGCAGGTATGCAAAATAATCGAATGCTTGCCGAACTCAGTGAGGCGGCGGCAAAGCGTGATGTTAGGCAATACGATTTGCGACTGACACAACTTAAAGAATCCGCAGCTGGCATGAAGCATATCTGCAAGCAAACAATCGAACGTGTGACTGCGCTGCTGCCCGCTCTTGACCGCGCTGCCGGCCGCGCTTAACCGCACTGGGAAAATCATTTCTATTGCCATAGTCAGGCCCTTCGAAACGATACGCTCTCGCGTATTGACCATGCCGGCACATCCCGACGTGGTCCCTTGCGATTCGGGATGTACCGCTTACTCAAGACCGGGCTGGCGAACACGCTCGGGCGATACTGCGCCGGCGTGATCTGGCCGATCGGCTTTGCGCTCGGCTCCAGGTCGGCGAAGTGCTGCCGCGTCTTCTCGGTGACGCCGATGGTGCCGGCCGACGTCTCGCACAGCCAACCGATATCGAAGGCGTGATCGAGCTTGCCCTTGCGGGTGTGCTTCGGGCCGAAGTCGATTTCCGCCTGGAGTACTTCCATCGACAGTGGGCCGCGCTGCTGGATCAGAGCCGCGGCTTTGTAGATCGCGCTGCTCTTGATCGGGGTATGTGCTTTTTCGATAGTCATGCGACCCTCTCGGTGGTGAATTTTCCATACGGCCAGACATCAACAGCGGCGACACCCTTAAATTGCATAAGAGCAACGCGACGATCTATTGAGTACATGCTAGGATTGGCTTTTGAACAAAAAATAAAGGACATCGCATGGGGCTTTATGACCTTACGAACGAGCAGAAAGCAGCGCACAAACGCGCGGTCGAGATAACCGAGACCCAGGTTTTGGCAGCTGACAAAATCGTCAGCAAAATGCTTCAGTCGAGTTCTCCTGAGCGTCACAACGACATGGTTGCCGCTCTCGTCCAGGCGATGGCCACCAACTACCTGGCCGTGATTACCGAGGCCCATCGCTAACTGTTGATTGGTCATCATGCTGCCCTCCCGACGAACTGCTGCTCATGCTTAAAGTTCGCCTCAATCAGCGCCTTAGCGAGCGGCGGGCACACCGAGTTACCGATCATGCGCACCTGAGATGCCTTGGACAGCGGCTTGCCGTTGTGCGTGGCTTCGAGGATGTACGTATCAGGAAAGCCCTGAGCGCGCGCCAGTTCGCGCGGCGTGAGCATGCGCATGCCGATATCTACGATCGCGTACGGCTCGCCGCGGACCATGACTAGACCAATGCGATCCTTAGTGGGGATCGTGTGCATCGGCTCATGCAGCGACTGATTTTGGCCACCTTCGCTGTAATACTTGATCAAGAAGGCCCGCACTTCACCGAAGTGGAATCCGCTGGCCGCGACGGTGTGTAGTGGTTCGTCGAGCGACTGCCCGGAGCAGTTGTTGCGGAGCTTGACCAGGTGCGAAGAGATCAACGCGTGATGATCGACCGAGGTGACCGTGCTGAATGGAGCATCCATTGAGGCGCCCGGCGTCTCATGGCCGCCGTAGTGCTTGGCCAGGAAAGCGCAGACCAAGGCGAAGTGCCCACCCTTAATCTCGGCGCACTGAGTGCGCAGCGGCTCGTTGGTGTCAAAGACCCGCTGAGTCGAGCCGTTGGCGTGCTCAGTGATGAACGGCATCACAACTCCGCCGACGTCGACCGTGTATGGATCCTTCGCCTCGATGACAAACTTCTTCAGGCCTTTGGCAATGCGCGCCAAGGTCTTCTCGGCCAGAGGCTTGGTTCGGCCAAAGATGCTCGCGCACGGAATGGTCCAGTCAATGCACTCAGCCGCGGTGCGCCAGGGCAGCAGGCCACTTTTGGCGAAGCCGGGCGCCCTTGGGTTGCCATGGGTCGGCACGGGCCACCGGATCGGCAGGCCGTCGCGGCGTGCGAAGACGAACAGGCGCTTCCGAATTGTCGGCGTGTTGTGCTCATAGGCGTGAAGAATGCGGTATTCGACCTTGTAGCCAAGTCCGGCGTGTAGACGCTCCATCGGGAAGTCCGCGCCGAGCGCATCGAAGATCTCCTGCTCGTCAGGATGCCCCTTCGGCAGGCCGGTCGACAGCGCAGCAATGAATGCCTGGAAGGTTCGGCCCTTCTCGGCAGGGATCGGCTTACCTTCGGCGTCGAGCGGCCCCCAATCGCGGAACTCCTCCACGTTTTCAAGCCCAATGCAGCGCGGCTTCTGGAAGGCGCCCCACTTCAGCGTGACCCATGCCAGGCCGCGAATCTTCTTTTCGCGTGGCTTGCCGCCCTTCGCCTTGCTGTGGTGCTTGCAATCTGGACTGAACCAAGCAAGCCCGATGGGGCGATTGTGCGTCACGAAGCCCGGGTGAACTGCGAACACATCCTCCCGGTAGTGTGCGGTAGCCGGATGGTTTGCTGCGTGCATTGCCAGCGCCTCACCGTCATGGTTGATCGCGACGTCAACCGGGCGGCCGAAAGCCTGCTCGATGCCCTCGGATGCTCCGCCCCCGCCGGCGAAGTTGTCGATGATGAGTTCGTGGCCCAAGTCGAGGCCCAGAGTCATGAGGTCGCGCTTCATGCCCGCACCTCGGCGCGCGCCATGCCGTAGAACGCCGCCATCATCGGGTGATGATCAGGAATGCCGCGCTGCAGCCGCACCTTGAACGGGCCGTCGTCCCGCATGATGTGGATATGGCGCGAAGGGTCCAGTGTGGCTGCATCTGGCTTCGGGCCCGGGTTCTTGGCTGGGCGTGCTAGGGCGCTGGCAATCAGGCCGGCGACGAATATCACCGCCTCTGACGAGTTGATCGTCAGGCGAATAAAATCCTCGCCAGCAGCTGCAGCGACCTCGTACTTGCCGCGCAGGTCGACCAGGTACTTGCGCACGCCGGAGGGCCCCACCTCCAACAACGCGCCGATCTCATCCCGCGTCATCGGCTTGAGCTGCAGCGCCGTGATGAGGGTGCGCATGCGTTCGATCCGGGCCGCGGTGTAGCTATGGGTTACGTGGTGGGCGCGGGTCATGCCGATCCTCCAGCCGACATACTGGCGAGATCATCCACAACGGGCAGCCTTGCGACCCACGCGGGTGTGGCCGAAATCGGATCATCGCCGCGCATTGGCATCAATACGCCCACGAACTCTGGGGCGGCCAACATCCGGACAACGGCGCTCGATTGCGAGTCGCCATTCACCGTGAAGAACTGCAGGCCGCTATAGCCCCGAAGCTTGATCGCACGCGTCTTGGCCGCCGCGCTCGCGGCTTTCTCGCAGAGAGCGATCAATGGGCCGCCATACAAGCCGACGAGCCCAGGCTGCAGCGTTTCTTCTTTCGGGATCACACGCTCATAGCGCGGATACTGCGCCTCGACATCAGGCCGGCCCGCCTGGATATAGACCTCAGCGCTGCCGTTTTCGACCACTGCAAGGCGATCGCCGATCATGACGACAGCGCGTTCATTCGCGAGTCCACTTGCGCAGGCCTGTTGCATCCGAGCGTCGAAGCGCAGGATCACCTCGTGCTCGCAGACGGCATCCCTGTCATGTATTGCACCCAAGGCATGACCATTCGTTGCACAGATTACAGCCCCGCCGTCGCTATGCGGACGAACATTGATGGCGTTGAGGTAATAGCGGATGTCGTTCTTCGCCATGAACGGCGCAATGATCGGCAGGAGCTTGGCAGTCAGGCGCAGGTTTGCATGCTTATTCATGCTGCACCGCCAGTCTCGAACATGTCGGGGACGCGCGGATCCCGCTGAGGCACGCGGCTCGCAACCGCTGCCGTGGCACAGGCATCCGACAGCCCGGTGGCGTCGGCCCGGTCGATGGCGGCGAATAGGGCCCGAACAGATTGATGATGCTGGGCGCTGTCGCAAGCGCGGATGTCGTCGCGCTGCTTTTGCAGGTGGTCGTAAGCCAGTGTCTTTGCGGCGAGGATTAGCGCCGAAACGGCGGCTGAAGCCTGATCTTCACCGGCGTGCGCCGCCGGCGTGAGTTTTTCTGCTAACATGCGTTCTCCATTAGTTGTACTTGCTTCACTAAGCCCGGTTGCAGCCGGGCTTTTTCATTTCTGCTGCTCTTCCACCAGCTTTCGGTACCGCTCGCGACTCATTACGTGTCCGGGCTCGATCGGCGTCGGCTCCGGTTGTTTCTCTTCCTCTTGATTCATCTGTCCTCTCTTATTGACGGGCCTCAGTCGTGCTGACCTGGCTGGGTTTATCGTGGTATTGCTGGGGAATCGACTGTTCCAGCAGCTGACGAATTTCAAAGACCGGCAGGCCCAGGTACTCGTGCACGCGCAGGATCATTCGATCGCTGATCTCGCCCTTCTTGCGGGCTTTGCTGATGTCCGACGAGGTGACGTCCAGCTCGCGCGCCAGGGCCGAATCGCTCTTGATCTGGTACTCCTGACGCAACTTATCGAACAGCGTTGAAGCGCTCATCTCTCTTGTTCCCCGATTGATGGTTATTGGTGGCGACATGCCCTGTCGCCTGGGTCCTTCCTACTTCGATGCGGATTCCGATACGCGGGCGACGGTTTGGCGTGCGACTACCTTGGCCATCGCGTCGCGCGCCGCGTTCTCGCAGGCCTGCGCGGCTTCCGTCAGCTCTTTGTGTGCAGTGAGCAGATCGGCGTCGCTAGCGTCGGCCGGTAGGTTCACGAGAGCCAGCTGCGCCTCACCCGCCTCCTTCATCACTCGCGGCAGGTGGCTGGAGACGTCTATACGACTGTTCTCGCCAGAGCCCACCTGACGCACTTCGATGCCCATCGGGCAGAACATCTGGCCCAGGCAGCTCAGGCGCCGCTCGATGGGCAGCGCAGCCAGGATGGAAGGGATCATGTTGGCCGGCAGATTGCCTTCGTCCAGCCAGCGAAAAATCTTCTGCGCCGACTTCCTGGCGCGGTCGAAAGCGTCGCCGCCGAAGTCAAAAAGGATCTCGGTGGAAGCATCGGCCCCACTTGCCTCGTGCGCCTCAACGATCACGATCGCCACCGCCTCGCGACTCATGCGGCTGGCGGTGCGCCATGCCTCGATCTCAGCGCGCAGAAGTGCTGCCGGGGCTTGAGTTTGAGGCGCTTGTTTCATGACTCTTTCCTTTTTGAAATGTATTCTTTGCACATCTGAGAACAACAACTGGAAGGGCAACATGACCAACGCCGCCTTCGTACTGATGAACTGCGATCTGGTCGCTGTTCCACTGCGGGTCGGCGCGACCGGCGTGATTACGGTCTACTGCGGAGCTCAGCGGGCGAACGACCTTTTAACTACCGCCGACGCGGAATCTCTGGCTGAGCGCCCGGCTAGTCCGTTGCACGGCGTCGCGGCGCCGATTCCACTATCCCTAGCGATATAAAGGCCGCAGGGCGGGCCAGCTTCAGAAATTTGAGCCGCGCCTTCGGTATGCCTAACTTCCTCCACTCAGAGACGGAAGCTGGTTGAATCTCACAAAGGCGCGCTACTTCGGACGTCCCGCCCAGGGCGTCAATGATTTCGTCGGGCGATTTCTCAGTAGTCATGAACACCATTTTAGGCATGCCTAAACATAAACGCAAGCATTTTTAGGCTTACCTCAATCAAAAAGATTTAGGATTACCTAATGGAAGAATGGAAACAAAGACTGACTCAAGCGCGCAAAGCTAAAGGGCTTAGCAAGACCGCGTTCGCTAAAGCCGTAGGCGTGTCCAACCCGACCGCAACAGATTGGGAAAAGAGCGTTGAGGACGGCGGCATCAAAGAGATTTCAGGCTCAAATCTCGCAAAAGCGGCAGAGACGCTTGATGTCGACTCAACATGGATCTTGCTTGGTAAGGGTCGCGGCCCTGGATCGCCTGACGCGTCCGAGGTAGATATTAAGCACCTGCTACCTGGGGCAATCGGAGTCCGGGCAGTGGATGAAGATGACCCCTCTCTGACACACATCCCTAAGGTCAAACTCAAGCTTTCGGCGGGCATCACTGGCTTCGACGCCGAGCCGGAGCGTTTTGATGGCTCAACGCTCACGGTGCCGACCTCTTGGCTGAAGAGGCATGGGTACATCCGCGAAAAGCTGCTTGCCACTCGAGTTGGCGGCGAAAGCATGGAAACCACGCTTTACGATGGCGACGTAGTGATCGTCAACACTGCCGACACCACAAAGGTCGATGGTGCGGTCTATGCGTTCAACTACGAAGGCGAAGCGGTGATCAAGCGCCTGGCACGTGATGCCGGCCAATGGTGGCTAACCTCGGACAATCCGGATCAGCGGAAGTACCACCGCAAGCTGTGCAAGGGCGGCGATTGCATAATCGTAGGACGTGTAGTCCGCAGGGAAAGCGACAGGCTTTAATGCTTTATTCAGTTTTACGCCTGCGTGGGGAACGCATGGTGGTGGCACTTGTTGATCGTTGGCAGTTAGGCGGAAGGCATGCACCAAGTCTAGTCGAGCAGCTGCAGAGCCAGTTTCAACTACCGGCCATGCTCGTGGCGCCGGATGACTCAACCTGGCGCACGGCTCGCGCATATGCCGAATTCGACTCGGAGAGGCCGCTATTCGAACTGCTTTCCACCTGTGCAGATATAGAGTGGAACGAGATGTCTGCAATGACCCTGATCTAGTTACCGTTTCAGGCCTCACGGCACACTTCAAAAATAACGATATGAAGATACCTTTTTTTGTACTGATGCTTGCTGCCTCGACGGCACATGCTCAGCAAGCCCAAGACTCTGAGGTATGGCAGTGCATAGGTTCGGATGGCAAGCGATACTCTTCGCCTAAAAACGTCAAGTCAGATCCCTGCCTGAACATCCGCGAGTCGGATGTGGGCGCACCGCCATCTGCCGCTCCTGCGCCAGTTCTCGCGCCAAGTGAGCCATGGGGAATCATAGCCTTTTGCAAAGCTCAGAAGTCTCAAGCATGTGTGCCAAGTACCGATGGTAGCCAGTCAGGCACTTTAAACGGCGTTCCTTTTACACTTTATGCCGATAGCGCTTCGGTCGACGCAGTCAAAGACAAGCGCTCTGGATCGCTCGACCTTCGTGACGCATGGGACGTTGGTTGCAGGCGGGACAAGATGACCAATAGGAAGTCCTGCTCGGTCAATCGTGGCGATCTGTATGTTTTCGTTTATCAGTCGGAGCTCATCAAGGTGTCTATCGGAGCCGAGCACTTCCCAGGTAGCGCGACATCCATACGTGTCGGTTCGAAGCGATTCGACACTACTGATCGCGATGGGGATTTCCCTCAAAGCACCGCCATCTTGACCTCCATGAAGGATGGAACTCAAGTTGTCACACGCTTCATGAAGTGGCCATATCGGCAGTGGGTCGACGATGAGTTCGACGTTTATGGGGCCCAGGTTGCCGTGAAAGTTGCTCAGTGGCTCCTCAAGACCGGAAAAGCGATTTAACTTATTAGGCGCCACGGCACGCCTGGATGCCGCGCAGGAACTACATGAAACCATCGATCTACCTTCTATGTGCATTGCTGTGCGCAGCCTCCAGCGCACAAGCAGGGGCACCCGTCACTGTCTTGGGCCTACCGGTCGGCGGGAAGTTAAAGACTCCGGCCAAGCACTGTCCAGTCAAGCAGGATGCGTCTAACTATGGCCGCCTATGCTGGCTTGAATCGCCAGAGCTTTTAACTGATGGCACCAAGATGGGGAAGTTGGGCGTACCTGGATCTGACGAGCGGCCAAAATGGGCGTCATACGGAAACTTCGAAGTGCGCATAGGAAAAGACGGCATCCTTGAGGCTGTCAACGTAAGAACGCCGCGTGCAGAAGCCTTCATTGAAATCTTGAACTCGATCACTGGAAGGTTCGGGCAGTCAGATAAGGAGTCGCCACCTGGTGCCCGCATTCAATCGGCGTCCTGGGATCGGAGCGACATCAGCATTCGGTTGCTTTGCTCTGGGGAAGTGGGCTGCAGCACGACATTCGCCTCCCCCGCTTTGACAGCTTCAGTTGCGAGGGCGGCAGCTGCTGAGAAGGCAAAGGATGCGGCGCGACCTCCATCGCCGTGATTTTTCGTGAGTATTCTGATAATTAGACAGCGTATGATTCCCGGTAGGAAATAAACCAAACTTACATACTGGGGAAATTATGGGTTCGTTCAGCATCTGGCATTGGCTAATCGTTTTCCTTATCCTGAGCATTTATGTCGTCCCAGTCTGGAGAATTCTCTCGAAGGCAGGCTACTCCGGCGCTTGGTGCCTCGTTGGCTTCGTGCCCGTACTGAATCTCATCATGCTGTGGGTGTTCGCGTTCAGCCGCTGGCCGAGCGAACGCGCATGAAGGCCACGCTACTCTCGTTAGCGCTCGGGCTCACAGCTTTCTCTGCTCAGGCGCAGCGTGCGCCGGATCCTGTCCCGCCACCGCGGCACCAGCTGGCCGTGCCGGCCGACTCGAGATGTCGCATCACAACTCATGAAGGAGATATACAATATGGTCAGCAACCAGATACCTCAGCAGCCGGTCCACAAGCCTACCGAGCAGCGCGGACATGTCCCGAGGCCCGCCGAGCACAAACCACCACCGCCGCCACCAGATAAAAAATGACCTCCATCGACCCCGACCTGTGGAAGCATCTATGGAACAGACGCTGCGACATCCGTCAGCGAACCCTGGTAAATCGTATGTACTACCAAGAGCGCCAGAGGATATTCGACGTGCGCGAGGGGTTTGTAAAGGTGATCTCCCTTCTCGCGGGTTCGGTAGCGCTCGCTAAAGTTGCCGACCCTGTTTTCGTTCAGTGGTGCGCTGTTGTTATCACGGCGGCGAGCGCCGCATCTCTCGTGTTTGGATTTGGCGCGAAGTCACGAGACAGCGCTAAGCGCAGCGCGGAGTGGGCACTTGTCGAACGGGACATCGCAGCCCTCGGCGAGCGCGGCTTCACCGAGGACGATGTCAACAAATGGGAAGCTCGGTGCAATGAAATTGAGGCCGGCGAACCTGCTGCGCACCCAGGACTATGGGAGCGTTGCAACATTCGAGCTTGCGAAGTAATGGGCAGCAAACCAGGGGCCGTGTCATTCTGGCAGAGACATAGGCCGGCAATTATTATTCACTGATTCCAGCCCGCCGTGAGCGGGCTTTTTTCCGCCTTCTCATTTATGAGGGTGCGCGACAATTGGTGAGTATTGCCATGTCGACAGCGGGATATACTCGCGTGAGCGATACGGCACGCCTAGATGCCGCTCCTAGGGATGAGCATGAAGAACATAGTTATCGCGGTTGCACTGGCGATCGGCGCCACAGGCTGCGCCTCCGTCAGCGTCACGCAGCCTAGCCAAGTCACAGAAAAGGTTGGCCAACTCCCCGAGTTGAACTCTCCAGCCAACGTAACCGTCGGCAGCACAATGTTCTCGCAGTACCGATACTGGAGCAAAACCGGATATCGCTTGCTAGCTCCGCTGTCAATTAGCCTTGCTCTCGGCCGCATTCAGACAGAAGCGAACGATTTTGTCGTGCCGTCCGTAGCCGAGGGATCTGCGGCATACTGCACCGAGAAGGCAGCGTATATCGATCCATTGGTAGGTCCGTACAGAACTGCCTGCTTTCTCGACAATAATGGCTCTGGATCATTTGGGATAGTCAAGGCAGCCCCTGGCATGGTCTGGTTCGAGAAGAAGCTCGACCCGGCGATTCAGTATGTACAGGGAGAGTTGCAGGTGCCGAGGCCAGACTCCAAGAAATACGAACTCCTCTACCAGGGAATCAGCGCAAAGACTCTTCGCCTTTCCTACCGCGAATACATGAACGACTTCGCAAGGCCGGCATTTTTCCAAGATGTGTCATACGAAATCACGGACTTCCCGGCAGAGATAACGTTCCGCACGGTACGCATCAGCGTGCTCAGCGCTGACAATAACGGAATTCGCTACAAGATCCTGTCGGGGTTCTGAAATGATTCGCTCGCTCATTCACAGCGTTGTCTGGGCTGCGATGCTCATGACATCGATCGCCCAGGCCGAGCGCGCTCCAGATCCAGCAACAGCACAAAAGCTGCGCGAGTTGTCTTGCCGCGAGCAAGCCGCGCGCGACATACAGAAGCCTGTTCAGCTCCAGCCAGGGACGACCCGCGCATGGGAGTTCGAGCTGGCCATGCGAGAAAAGCTGTGCATGCAAAAGGCCGCGGAGGCCGATGAAGCACAGCTGACGTCGCATCGTCACTACACGAACAGCGCCGGAACTGAAGTGCACTCGCCAGCGAAGTCGACGCATGACCAGGTGCCGGCCGGCGCCAGTGCGAAGTGCCGCGATGGGTCGTACTCTTTCAGCCAGCATCGCCGCGGTACGTGTTCACACCATGGTGGAGTGAGCATTTGGCTCTAACGCTTACGATACAGTTAAGTTTGAGAGCCGCCTGAAGCTGCCCCTTCTCAAAGAATATGCCAACAAATTCGAATCTAACACTGCACCGCATCCGGGAGCAGAGAACTACTTACGAGCGAAGCAGGCGCAAACAGTTCCTGCATTCGAAGCGTCGCCCTGGACGTCAACCTGTTGGCGAGTACAACTGGCGCATCCAGCGTTTGGTCATCGACGTTCCGGAGGAGTTGGACTTAAAGCACCATCGCGATGCAACTCTCGGGCTTGCTGCAGCGTGCCGCACAAATTGTTTGGTTGCAAAGAAGCGAACACTACTTGATTTCAGCAATACTAAACTCATATCGTCAGCAGCAATCCTGTATCTAGTGGCCGAGTTTGATCGTTGTCGCAGGGTTGCTGGCGTTAGGATGTTGTCCGGCACATACCCGCAGGACCGGCGGCTTCATCGCCAGATGCGAGACAGCGGCTTCTTCGATGTGCTTGGAGTGAAGGCTTCGTTGGACGCGGCCCCAAAGGTATTCCCGTTGGAGTACATTAAGGTGCAGAGTGGCACGCAAGCAGATGGAAGGTTGGCGGTTGAGTTGAGGCGAGCGTTGTTTGGCCCTCGAGAGGAACTTCTACCAAAGGATAAAAAAGGTTCATTCTTCCGTTGTTTGACAGAGGCCATGACGAATGTGGCTCAGCATGCATACCCTGACGACTGGGATGTGGGAAGTATCAAGGTCATCAAAAAGGGCTGGTGGATGTTGGGTCACATCAACAAGCTCCGGAAGGAACTGAAGATTATGATCGTTGACCAAGGCATCGGCATACCGAGGAGTTTGCCTCGTACTCACAAAGACATACTGCCTACGTTGCTTGCCGCTCTTCAGCTCGAAGTAAGCGATGGCGCGATGATTGAGGCTGCAATGGAAGTCGGCCGGTCACGGATGGGGCAGACCCATCGAGGAAAGGGGCTTAATGATCTCAAGCAAATCATTGACTTATGCAGAGATGGGACTCTACGGATTCTGAGCAAGAAAGGGGAGTACGTATATCGCGTGAGGGACGGTAGATCGGTTTCACTTGCGCGAGGCCATGATGTGAGCCTAAATGGTACACTCGTAGAGTGGACAATTCCACTTGATGCAATATCGCCCCTCTTAGCTTTAGACGAGGGCGGGACTGAGGAAAAATGAAAGTGATCAGCATTGCGAAACAATTTTCGCCCTACCCTGTCGGTAGGTTTTATGAGGACGGCCCCGACAGCGGCCAACGATTCCGAGAGGAATTCCTTGAGCCCCCGTTGTCCGCCGGAGATAGCGTGGAAGTCCACCTAAGCGGCACAGAAGGATTCGGATCCTCCTTTCTGGACGAAGCCTTCGGCGGCGTTGTGCGAAAGTTCAGGTTCACGGACGAAGATGTCCGTAAGCGCCTGATTTTGGTTGCAGATGATGATCCGGTTGACCAGAGCTACCTTAACGAGACGATGGAATACATAGCCGATGCCTGCCGCGACAACAGGCGCAAGTGACGGCATGGAGTGGGTGAAGCTCGGAATTCAGGTCCTCGGCTATATCGTGACTTGGGGTATCGTATTTGCCGGCTGGAGGGTCAACAATGGCCAAAATAAGCAGAGAGATGAGAGAAAGGAACTGCGCGATCAGATTGGGGACATCACGGATGCAATTCGTGAGGTCGAGTCCAACGTTGTTGCATACTTGACCGATTCCGAAACGGCAAATGCCTCAAGCTACTGGACAGTTTACTTCGGCGTTCGCCAAGTCAATTCGTCAGTCGTCCTTTGCAGCCTCCTTGCTACTCAAGAGATCGACAAGCTCCTCCGCAGCTACCGTAAGGCCGTGACTGACGAAGCCATGCCAGGCCCTCAGGCAGCTAAGCCTACTGGACATAAGCTTGACGCCGCGCTTCGAGTGGTTGCCTCATCGGGCAATAGTTTGATACGTGGCCTCGAGAGTCGGTACCGGGAGTTGTACCCGTTTTCCAAGTTCGCCTCCTAAATCAGCAGCCCGCTTCGAGCGGGCTTTTTTGCGTCCAGGGGTGCCGAGCTGCGCGATCGGTAGCGCCGGGCCTGGCGCAGCACAAAGCCACGGAACAGCGCGGTCATCGCAACATGCGAGTCCGCGGCCGACTGCTCCGCCCTCACCTCGTCCGCGCTTGGCAGTCGGCAGTGGGTCCTACTCCGTGCCTCTTGCTTGGCTGCCTGAATGCGTGCCTGCGCATCCTCGATCATAGCCGGAGTAATTTCCATTGCCCCGTATCGCCATGGCCAGCCGGACTGGAGTGGGTACGGAATCCCGAATGCGTCGGCCTCGCCCTTCTTCAGCGCCTTGGCCTTTTTACCTCGCTGCTCGAGGTAGGCCGACAGGGTCAAATTTTCCGGCATTTCGCGGGCCTTTTTATTCCGCACCCTTTAAAGGTACTGTTTAGTTTCTAGTTCTTAGCTGATCTAAGAGAAAAACTAAGAGTTATAGGTATCTAGGAATACCCCAGCAGAGCTTCTGGTTCCGGATGGCACCCTCCCAGAAGGCCAGTCAAAAAGACTCGCTTTCGTGGAGAGCGCCGTACCCCGTGCTTTCGCTTTCGGACGCGCTTGGCGACAGACTTTCCAGGTGCTTCCACCTGTCCCCCGGCGCGCTCTATCCCTACCACCCACGCGTTGCCCTTCCGGCTTCCTTGGCTTCTTGGGCCTGGACGTCGGCGGTTTCCCCTCCCTACTCCAGGCTTGCAATCAACCGAAGTCGATCGATGGCCTAATTATACCTAATTTTTTAGGTATGCCTTAATAATTTTGTTGACGGATAGCTTAGGCATGCCTAATAATGGACTCATCGCAGCGAACTCAACCAAGGATCGCCATGCAGACCAGCAAGCCGAGCAACCAGCAGGTGCGTAGTTGGATGCAGCAGCGACAGGCGGACAGAACGCCACCGCCGAGCCCAGAAGAGATTCGGACGCAGCTGGGATGGCGGTGGGTTGGGGCGGAGCGAGAGACGACGAACAGGAGCAAGTGATGAGCACGATGAACACGATCAAAACCACCAAGTACAAAACCCATGACCACATCCTCGCCGGCCTGTTCCTGGCTTGCCTGGGCTGCGTCGCCCTCGGCCTGCTGAGCCTGCTGGGGAGCTTCTGATCATGATCCCGGTTCCGAAGCAATGGGATGAGGCCTATCTGAAGGAAGCGATCGCCGACGAAATCGAGCTGGCGCGCGTGAAGCTGCGCCACAAGGTCTCGATGCCGCGCCAAGTCGACATGGAAACCACGTTGACGTCAGACGCGCCTGGCTATGGATCGCTGAACGCGCGCTTTGCACGCACGACCACTTCGTATCCCCTGCCCCGGTGGCGCCGCACTTGGCTTGCAGCCGGCCCATTGATCGCGGAGTTGGGCCTACGGCCGCGGCCCGATGACGAGGAGGGAAACGTCTCGGTCGGGTTCGGCAGCGGCCGGCGCAATGTCACCGAGTCGTATGTGGATCACCCGAGTAAAGACGCGGCCGTGATGGCCGCCCTAGTGCGCGCAGCCATCCAAGCATGTACCGAAGCGCGCGACAACTACTAACCAAGCTAGCCGCCAATTTTAGGAGATCAACGTGATCCGTTTCCTTCTGCTGCACCGCATTGAAGAGACCGACAGCCAGCCTGGCTTAATCCTCGCACTGCTGATCGCAACGATCGCATTCGCGTCGGCCATTGGCCCTTCGGTGCCGCAATGAAGACTGCGTACATGAATCGTCGCCAGATCTCCGCCCGGGTGTTTGTCTACATGATCGAGTGCATTGCCGGTGCAGTGCTGGCAGCCGTGATCATCGCAAACCATCTGGGCCACGCATGATCCGCCGGCTCGCCCTCTTCCTCGTCGGCTTTTGCGTCTACCTGATCTTGCTGGCCGAAGTGCAGCGTCAGGACGAAGTGGCGCAAGACCAGATCGAGCGACTGCAGCTGGAACGCATTGCACGCGTTGCCCAATAACGAAAACGACAATACAAGGACCCCAAGAGATGTTCAACAATCTGCAGCTGTACCGCCTTCCTGCCCCGTACAGCCTGACCGCTGATCAGCTGGCAACCGCTCTGCTCCCACAGATGTTCACCCCGGCGTCGAGCAATGAACTGCTCCGCCAAGGCTGGGACCGTCCGCGCGGCGAAGACGGCGCCCTTGTTCATGTAGTGAACGGCCAATACCTGCTCAAACTGGTGACCGAAAAGAAGATCCTGCCATCGAAAGCGGTGAAGCAGCGCGCCGACGAGATGGCAAACAAGCTCGAAGACGAACAAGGCTTCAGGCCCGGGAAGAAGGCCATGAAGGAACTGCGAGAGCGCGCCGCCGATGAGATGCTCCCGAAGGCCTTCCCTGTGCGCTCGGCCCTGAATGTCTGGATTGATCCCACGAACGGATGGCTTGCCATCGACGACGGTAGCCCATCGAAGGCCGATGACGTGATTAAGCTGCTGCTGGAGGCGGTCGACAAGCTGCCGCTGGAATCGCTGCGCGTCCAACGCTCACCAGTCGCAGTGATGACCGGCTGGCTGGAAGCGGACGAGGCGCCGTACAACTTCACGATCGACCAGGACGCAACCCTGCGCGCGACCGGCGAGAGCAAAGCGCAGGTCGGGTACAAGCGGCACACCCTGGATCCCGACGAAATGCGCCGCCACATTGCGGCCGGCAAGCAGTGCTCGCGTCTGGCGATGACTTGGAACAGCCGCATTTCTTTCGTACTGACCGACACCCTTGCGATCAAGTCGATCAAGCCGCTCGACGTCCTCAAGGAAAACGAAGCCGTCACTTTCAACGAGACCGATCGCTTCGACAACGATTTTGCCCTGATGACTGGCGAGCTGGCAAAGCTGCTGGCCGACCTGGTAGAAGCCCTCGGCGGCGAGGCTCAAGGATGACCGACAAGGCCGGGAAGACGCCGCGGGAGTCGGTTCGCGAAAGACTCGCTCGGCTTGGCTTCAAGTACGACCCGGCCTGCAGCTCACCACGTCGCGTGGTCCGCACCGTGCGATACCGACGCGAGCTGGACGAGATCACCTTCAGCAAGCCCTACAAACCCGATACCGATAAGTCAAAGTAACTGGAGAGCACCATGGCAATCGACCGCGAGAACAAGCCGCAGCGCCGCATCGAAGATCATCACCAAGCCGCAAAGATCGACTGGTCCAAGCCTGAGGTACCTGCTGTCGTCCAGCCAGCCCCGGCATTGGCGACCGTGCTTACGAATGAGCAGATCGACACGCTAGCCAAGCCTTTCGCAAGCGTAGGTGGGATTGCGGACTACCGCGCCTTCGTTCGCTCTGTTCTCGCACAGGTTGGCGACCCACTGCGCAGCGCAGTTCAGCAGATGGCGCGCGCCCTAGCTGATGGCGAATGGGCGGACTTGCTCACAACCGACCGCGACGCCGCCGCGTTGGAAGCGGAGATCGGCAAGCTAATTGAGCGCGCACAGGCTGGCGTACGAGCAGAGCCGGTGGGCTGGGCCACTTTCGGCACGAAGGATGGTAAGCAGAAATTGGACCAGGCATGCCTTGCATCCAACCCGGCTTACATCGCCGAGCACAAACAATGGATCTGGCAGCCCGTCTATCTCGGGCAAGTACAGAGGAAGGAATAGTAATGGAGGGAATGTTTTTGGATGACGACGAGCTGCGGAGCATGACGCATCGCGTTCAGCGGTCAGCCCAAGCGAAGATGCTACGATCGATGGGAATCGCCTTCAAACAGCGCGCTGACGGCACTCTCGCCGTCCTCCGCTCTCATGTCGAGAAGGAGTTCGGCGTCGGCGACGAGCGAAAGCCACGGGCGAAAGAGTTTCAACCGAACTGGAGTGGGCTGAATGCCTAGGAAGCGCAACAAGGAGAACGCCGGGCTGCCGGCGCGCTGGAAGATCGAGCACGGCGCGGTGTATTACCAAGTGCCAGTCGGTCTCGAGGACCGGTGGGATGGGAAGAAGAAGTTCCGGCTCGGCGCGACTCTGCCAGAAGCTTACAAGGAGTGGGCCCGGCGCCTTGAATCGGTCGACCAAGCCAAGACCATAGGCGCCCTACTCGACCGGTACGCGCTCGAGGTAGTGCCGACGAAGGGGGCTCGGACGCAGGTCGAGAACCAGCGCGCGATACGCAACCTCCGTGCGGTGTTCGGCGCGGCGCCATTGACTTGGATCAAGCCACAGCACGTCTATCAGTATGCAGACAAGAGAAAAGCAACGCCGGTCGCAGCGAACCGCGCTATCGACGTTCTGTCCCACGCGTTCACGATGGCAGTGAAGTGGGGATACATCGACAGGCACCCTTTCAAGGGCGAGGTCAGACTCGACGGCGAGAAGCCGCGAGACCGCTACGTGGAGGACTGGGAGCTGATCGAAGCGCTGTCGCTCGACAGCAAACGCAAGAAAGGCAGCGTGCTCGTCCTGCAGGCCTACATCCGCATCAAGCTGTTGACCGGCTTACGCCGCGGCGACCTGCTGCGACTCACGAGCACCGATCTGAAGGATGATGGTATTCACGTCACCCCAAACAAGACGCAAGGCAGCTCTGGCAAGCGAGTGATCATTGAATGGTCGCCAGAGCTTTACGCAGCCATTGATGCGGCGAAAGCCGTGCGCCCGGTCGACATATCGCCGTGGCTCTTCTGCACCCGTAAGGGCGAGGGCTATATCGACGAGGTGAAAGGTACGGCGAGCGGCTGGGATTCGATGTGGCAGCGCTTCATGGAGCGGATTCTCGAAGAGACGAAAGTGAAGGACCGGTTCACCGAGCACGACTTGCGCGCCAAATGCGCCAGCGATGCGGAAAGCCTGGAGCACGCTCGCGCCCTCCTCGCTCATGCTGACAGCCAGCTCACGCAGCGGGTTTATCGCCGGCGGCCGGAGCGGGTAAAGCCAGGGAAATTGGCGTTTGAATAGCGCAAGCCGAGTTTAATAGCGCAATGGCAGAAATTCGGGTGCGGACACATGCTCGCAAGATGCTGAATCGATTGAATATTTTGGCCTGCCCAGCTGGGTTCGAACCAGCGACCCTCAGCTTAGAAGGCTGATGC